GGGTCGGGCGGGTGGTGTGCAGCGCATTCGTGCAAGGGTTGAGCTTCGGGTGGTGTTTGCTATTCAGGGCAGCACGAATGCTGCTGCACCTGCTGCTGTGCGCGAGCGGTCGTTGGCTCGGTTCGATGTGTTGGAAGCCCTGCACAAGGCGTTGCAGTGGTGGAATGGCGGCGGACTGTTCAACCCCTTAAAACGCATCAGCTCCACGCCGGAGCGCAGAGCCGATGACTTGAAAGTGTATAGGGTGGTTTATGAAACGGAGTTCTTTGATTAGTGCCACTCGAAGCCGGGGAACTGCTTTGCCAGCTTCTGTGTTGTTGGGCGTTGCTCCAGCAGCGAGTGTAGCAGTTCGTCCTGGTCTACCAGTGCGTTCTGTATGGTGCGCTCGCCCACAAAGAATTCGTAGTCGGAGAGTATTTTCATTACGTCGTCGAAGCGGCGTCGTTTTATTTCGGTCCAATAGTAGTAGCGGGCTGCGATGGTGCGGTTGCGCTTTGCCAATCGGTCCTGCGGCGTGACTATCGTTGCATCACCATCGGGCAGTGTAAATACTCTACGGCGTATTTTTGTTTCGCGTTGTGCTACTTTGCCTAAATCAAAATTTAGCATTAGTTGTTTCATACAATGTGGGTGGGCTTTGTATAGCACAAAGTTACAAAAAAAGTTGCTGAATATCAACTATTCAGCAACTTTCTTTATTGTGTGTATCATAGTGTTTTACGTTCACTATGCTTTTTTACTTATGGGTGAGGTTGAGTGCCGCCTCCAGCGGGTTTGTTGCCAGCGGGTTTCTTTGCTTTTGGTTCTACTCGTTCGTAGGTTACGCCTTCGAGTGTGAAGTAGCGGGTAGATGGACGTAGTTTCACCATTGGCTTCTTTATGTCGCGTGTGGCGTTGAAGTCTTCTATGTGGTCTACGGCTTTCGATTTGAACGATGGCGATAGAGTGCCAATGTCGCCAAAGTCTACACTTTCTCCGCTTTCTACGTGGCGTTTAGCCATTTCGGCTGCCAGGCGCAACACGGCTTCCACTTCGGCTCCTGTAAAGGTGGTGGCTCTGGCTACTTCTTCGCAGAATTTGCGGTGGGTTACTCTCTGTCGGTCGGTTGGGCGTGCTATGTACACTTTTTGCCCTTTCTTTGGTCCTACACTTAGTTTTTGCTCTCTAATTGTGAAATTCAAACATTTTGTCATAATTCTGTTGTTTTATTTTTGTTTTTGCCCCGTTGTTTTCCCTTTGCCTTGGGGCTTTTGTTTGTGGCTTTAGGGTGGTTGTTGTTTTATATGTGTTGTTGTGCGTTTTTATATCTATAGATCTACGCTTGTATATCTATAGATCTACGCTCGTACATCTATAGATATACGTTTGTGCATCTATAGATGGCTTGTGGCGTGGTGGTGGTCGTGCCTTGTGGTGGGCTTTTTTGTTGGCTGTTTGTTTCATTGTTATTTACTTTGATTGAAAAGGCTTAGTTCGTCGCCTTTCTGATATACTATCTCCACCCACGACTTTTCGGGCGAGTCGATGTCGCGCAGGGTGTCTGCATCTAATGGACCGAAGAAAAAGCCCTTGTCGCCTTCCATGTACTTTACGGGGGCTTTTATCAGTTTAGCCCGTATGTGTATGTGGGAGCGGCGGGGCACTTCGGATTTGCCAGTAAGCCATTCGGGCTTGCCACAGGTGCAATTCCTGTAGACACCTTCCACTTGATAAATGCGCCCTTTGTAGCATTCTTCGTGCCCTACCCAGTGGTACGTGAATTTATCTCCTACTTGTATCATATTTCATACCCGTTAGCTTTCTGTCATTCCCAATGGTATTTGCTTCCACGCCCCATTGTCATTGCGCACTTCGGCACGAATGAATTGTTTGCTCACTGTCGGCTGATAGCTTTCTTCAATGATGCGAACGCCCTCCAAAAAGCGTTCGTTGCCGTTGTCCTCCGCTATCTTGCGCAGCTGAACGATGCGTGATGCCTTCAGCGTGCCCTGTGCGTTGCGTGCCAACAGGCGGAACACCATATTTACCAGTGCCTGCGTTTCGGTGTCTTTCGCCAGCGACGTTATGTACTCCTTTACGATGGCAATGCCGTCTTCCACAGTGTCGCGGTAGCCGTCGGTGGTGTATTGCCCAATTGTCAGGCGCATATTGCCGTCAGAATTGGTAAAGGTGTGCGAGCGTTGGTCGGGATTCTTCGCCTTGAACAACTCTGCCTTTGCCGCTATGATGGCTTTAAAGTTGTCGATAACTTTTTGCTTTACCGTCTTAATATCGCCCGATAGCTCCAGCAAGATGGGTATGGCTGCTTCCACTTCGTCGTCTACCATCTGCTTGTAGGTTTCACGGTCAGCCTTGGCTTTTGCCGCAGCTGCCTTCTTTGCCTCCTCTGCCTTGAATTGTGCGAAGCGTGCTTGCTCCTCGGCAGTCATTTCAACTTTTACTTTGTCCATTTTCTTTTTGTTTTTTGATGATTACTCTTATTTTCTTGTTTACCTGGTTAAGGTCTTCTATTGTTAGCTTTCTGAAAGGCTTGCCGGCTATCCGGGGGTTCTTGCAGAAAGCGTCTACGGTTGCCCAGTCGGTGGTGTCCAGCCCGTATATTTGTAGCTGGTGCAGCACTGCGCTGCGTGCCTTGCGCAATGCAGCCTGCTTCAGGGCTGCTTTGTTGCCAATGTTCACTACTCGCTCCATGTCGCGGCACATAACGTCGTACTCCCACTTTGATGTCTCTTTGAGCGACTTTGTTCGCCCCTGTGTGTATTGCCATACAAGCGTGTCCTTGTCGGCGTGGGGCAGCTGCTTCAGTAAGGCGTAGAAGCGTGCATAATTTCTTTCTCCTGCCATGTTATTGTTTATTTATTACTTTGCTTATTCCAATATTCTGCCGCACGCTCTTCCCAAATGGTATAATAGCCACGGTTGCCAAAGTACCGCCCTTTGCTTATTGCCCTGTAGCCCTCCACCCAAATCTTTAGCGATGCACTATACATTGAGCTTACTGCTGTGCGACCTAATGGTTTTAGCCCTTCGGCTTGCGAAATAAATATTATCAATTTGTTATGGTGGCGTTTGCAAAAATCTTCGTATTGCCCTAACGATATGTGGGCATACTGAAAGCTATCCACCACCACAATATCGGGCGAACGACGTCGGTTTAGCCTGTCGTCAAGCTCTGCAAAGTTCTCGTTCAGCAGCACAAAGCGTCTGCCCACATCTGCCATTCCAACACGCACCAGGGCATTTTGCATGGTCAGGCTGCTGCCTTCCTCCAAGCTGTCGTAGGCTACCTTGCCATAGCGGGTAAGCTCTTTACAAAGCTGCAGCACAAAAGATGTTTTGCCGTTGCCAAGGTTTTTTAGATTTGAAAAAATATCAGGTAAAGAAGTTTCAGTAGTTGATCACAAATTATTTGTTTTACCAGAGGATTTACAAGGAAAGGGGATTTCCAAGACTCTTATGTCTGAAATGGTTAGTCTGTATAAATCATGTGGTATAAATTGTGTCTATATTCACGCTAACATTGATGTGGGAGGTTATTGTTGGGCGAGGTATGGAGCCATAGCAGAAAAAAAGATATGAATATCATTATAGATAATGCTTTGAATTCCAGTAAAATAAGTATCAAGGAAGCAGCAGAAGTAAAATCTATTATTGACAAGTATGATGAATTTGTACCGATGCAGAATTTAGCAAATCTGTCATTCGGAAAAAATGCTAATAGGGACTTCATGGCAAGGATATTTAGATTTGTCAAACATAGAGCAATTTGAATATCTCCGTAATTATTTACATATCGATTAATTTTTGTATATTTGCAGGATGGAAAAATTGAAAGAAGAGTTAACAACAAAGATGCACTCTGAGTTCAATGTAAGTATGGAGACAGAGATCAGGCACAGAGCTGGGTCTCTGTGGAGTGTTACTGGCTTTGATTGTGATAAAGCTACAATGAAAAAGTGGTGCATATCCTATGGGATAACGATTTCTCAAGCTATGAAATATAAAATGTATTGGCAGAAGTTGGCAGAACAGAACAAAGTAAGAAAAGAATAGTACAAAGTATATAAATAGGTGTGATTTGTAAGAAATTAACAAATCAATAGTCCGTTAAATTTTTAGTGTTTTCGAAGCTTTCGTGCTCAATCTCTATTACGCGCAGCGAATTATTGACGTGTTCGAGAAGAACCCGAACACGCCATTAAATAAAGAAAGGATAAATGATATATTTAGTTTCGCTG